CACCATCCACAGCGAAATATTCTCTGTTTAATATTACTTTAATGTTAGAGCTTGTCCCATCAATAGATACTGATGCTGTAACACCATGTGTTTCAGTATCAAAGAAGTTTTCTAAATCTTGTGCTGTTTCTAATGCCATTAATCGTCTGCTCTTTCAGTTACTTCTTTAATTGCTCTATCGGTTTTGGTTTTTTTGCTCTTAACCTCTTTATAAGGCTCACAGCCTAATGGTTGCAGAATCTTATCAAAGTCTCTTTCATTACAGTCTATTACATCACCAGCTTCATATTTGTTTGAATCATAATAAACAGTTCTTGTTGCTATTGCTTTCATTTTTTCACCTTATTGTTTTTGCTTGCTTTGGGTTTATCTACACTGCCTAAGTTTAAATTTTTTAACTTGTCAGCATCTTCAACTGGCATTTCTACTAAATCACCAGACTGATATCTTTTGCCCTTATAGTGAGCAGTTTGGTTAAATGCGAATTTTACTTTCTTATTATCCATAGATTTTATTATACATAAAAAAAGGGCTTCCGAAGAAGCCCTAAATTCAATCCCAATCAGTGCTATATTCTCTAGCATAGCTATCAAGAATATCAATCAAAGGATGGTCGTTGCCAATATAACCATCTTCACGAATATTGATGCACCTATTCTCTATGCTAGTATCAACTATTACACTATCTTCATCTTTTCCGATTTGCTCAATGAGCTTATCGGCTTCTTCTTCTGACCTAAGACATCTGCAAAGGATACCTTTTGTCGTCTCAACATTTAGCTTACAAAATTTAATTGTAATCATAAATTACTCCTTAATAAATCCACTAGCTCTATCGGCTAGAACCTTTATTATAACATACTTTCAGAAGGTTTGCAACAGTTAATTTTTTGATGCATAAAAAAAGGGCTTCCGAAGAAGCCCTAAATTTAGATAAAAATATTATTAAGTAACAATATCTTTGATAACTGAGAAGCTATCGTCATATCTAAGAGCCACATCAAAATCTTGTAGGAAATTGAGGCGAGTTGTACCAGCATTACCACCTGTATAAGGGTCAACTAAAACATCAACTCCACTATAAAATCCAAGTAGAAGTTGTGAGAAGTCACCAAAGATCATTGCTGATAAAGCTGTACCTGTACCTTTTGTCAGGTCGCTTGGTACTAGTGTGCTTGATAGATAATCATATCCTAAGATTCTGTTATCTGCTCCAAGAATGAAATTACCTTCTACACCATCTGTTTGCTTAGATACAGTTCTTAAGTTAGCTGTAACTTTAGGGTTACCAACAAACTTTGTAGAAGCATCGTTAAGAATTGCATTATCAATCTCAACAGCTTCTACCATATCAACACACTTAGCATAAGTAATTGCACCACCATTTGTACCAATAGCAACAACATTACCTGTTGCTGAAGCAATAATACCTGAAGGCTCTCCACTGCCCCCACCTTCTAATGCAACTTCGTCAATTTTTCTTGCAAAAGAATTGATAACATCGTCTCTTAGTACAGATTCAATGGATGGGTCTGATTGAAGCATTAGCTTTCTTGAAATGTCTAGCTGACAAGCCAATGTCTTTGGAGACATGGTAACTTGTGAGAAAGTAGCATTGCCTTCTGCTGGAGCTGAATCTTCACTCACAAAAGAAACATTTGATACTTCTGCTGACATTTTTGGTATCTGCACATCACCCTTCAAGCCCTGAAGAACTCTTGCTCCTGCCTGACCTACAACAAGTCTAGCTTTAAGAGCTTCAATAAACTCATTTCCAAGATGATCTGTTGGCTTCATATTGCCACCGAGATTAGCTGTACCAACTATTTGATTAGTTCTGAAAGCAATATTTGTTGGCATATAGAAACCTCTTGCTTCTTTACCAGTTCTTCTTGCTATTTCATCAGATACTTCTCTTTCTAGTCCTGAAAGTCTGCCTTGAGCAGTCTCAGAGATAGCTTTTAGTAAGCTATATTCTCTTTGCTCAGTTTCATTCATATCCACATTTGATGGTAAATCAAGTGGCTTATCGTTTGCGATTGTCTCTAAAAGTGTTCCTCTGAATTGTGCAAGAGTAGCACCATTTGCTATAGCTTCATTAGCTAAGTCTCTCTTGTTGTGCTGGACACCAAGATCAATAATAGCTTTTGCTTCTTTAGCAAAGTCTCTCTTCATATCTTCAAGGCTCACTTCTGGAGTTTTGTTTTCAACATTATTTTCCATGTTTATATCCTTGTTAGAATTAGGGTTAATCTTAATTTGTGCTTTTTTCTCCTTAGACCTAGCGAAGCCGACAAGCCTGCTTTGATCTGCTGGAATGGATACAGCACTTACTTCCAGAGGCGACCAAGAATTAACTCTGTAAATGGGAACACCATCTCTCTCTTCTTCCTCTTTTTCCATACTATTGACTTGATAGCCAACAGATATGTTTTGTCGTATGCCATCTAGTACATCTCTATAGACTTCATCAGCCATTTGATTTTTAGAGAATCGTACTTTAGCTACTGTTCTTTTGTTTTCTTTATCAATACTAAACTCTTCTACTACACCGATTTGTTTGGTGGCATCATGATCTAACAATAATGGGCTTCTACCTTGACCCATAAAAGACATATCAATTTCATCTTCGTTATGTCCCAATACTTCCATGCCAAATCTTCTTTCCACTGGTTCTTCAGATGAGACACCAATCATAATAGTTCTGTTTTCTTCATCAATTTTACTTCTATCAAATTGAAAAGCTCTTTGTAAGTTTTCTTCACCATAGAATCGCAACACATCTTGATTACCTTGTGCGACATATTCTTCTTCTGCTATTTCGTTTATTTCTTCTTTGGTAAGCTCTTCGTCTATGTCAGAACTTCTTTCTTCTTTTTCAATTTCTTTTGTTTCCATATCTTCTGCCCTTTCTTCTTCATCTTCGTGGTCATAAGGTCTTTCATCATCGTTTTCTTCTGGCATTGATTTACCAAATTCAACAATGTATGAATCTTCTGTCTCACGAATGTCTTTAATATGTCTGTCTACTTTATTGTCCATATCTTCTGCCATTCTACCATCATCTTTCTTCTTAAGTCTATCTACTATGGCTTTTGACCATCTAAAACCTGCATCACCACCCCATAATGCCCATGCAATGCGACCATTTGAGGGAAAACCATCTTCATCAGGAGTAAAGCCTTCGCCTTGTTTGTCTACCTCATGTCGTGAGAAGAAGCTATACATTCTTTTGACAGTAGATTCTGATAGATTTTTACCACTCACAATGTCTCTAGCCCTAGCGATACCTACTGCTGTACCACCTCTACCATGTTCTCTTCGCCAGTCTAAGCCCTTTTGAGCTTCTGATTTCATGCCTGCTGTTGGTTTATAACTTGCCATTTTTAGTCTTTTTCCATTTGTTTTTTTTTGCATTTTCCATATTTTTACCAAAAATCATCTCCCAATTAGAGGCAAATTCTTCATTTGATACTGATTGTGGTCTTTTTTTACTCCCCTTGCTCATCCTCTTCCCCATCGTCTTGTATCTCAGCATCTATTGGCATTTTTACAGCCCCGAATGGTTGATATGCTGTTTTTACATCATATTGTTTCGCTAATTCTTCTTCTCTTTGATGTTGTTCAAATAATTCTTCAACATCACGACCATAATTAGCCTGAACATCTTGCATAGTAACTACACCTGCATTTAAGCCATCAACATTGGCTTTGACTTCCTTAACAGGGTCAATCCAGCCCCAACTTCTCGGAATGTATTGTATGTTGTCAGAGAATTTGTCGTATTTATCTGGTGGCAATAAGAAACCATCTTTAAATGACATAGTTTGCAATAACCATTTATTAAATACTGGTTCAATAAAGTGATCTATCATGAATTTTTGTAAGATTCTGTAATTATCTCTTTCTTCTAATGTGCCTTGTCTAATAGAAGAATAATTAACACCTTCAAGATTGTTTGCTAATGACACATAACTAATCCCTAGACCAGAGGCGATGCCCCTAAGTATAGATTTATGGAAACTATCAAATTCACTGCTTGGAAATTGTGGCTCAAAAGATTGGAATGACATTCCTTCAGGCAGTTCTTCAAATGTGCCTGCTTCAGCATTCATGATTGGGGTGTACTGATCTTCTACATCGCTACCAGTGTAATCATCGCCACTTGGTGAGGTGAAGAATCCCATTTTTGATGCAGACACTCTAGCATTGACAAGTGATGCTTCTTCATAACCATCAAGCATTTTAAGTCTATTGAGGGCTGTTGTCATAAAAGGCAAGCCTCTAGTTTGTTCTGGTCTATCTGCTTGATAGGCATGAATGACATCTTCTGCTGGTATTTCTATGTGTGTTCTGTCATATTTACCATGATATATATTGTGTGGATGTTCTTTAAATAAGAAATAGCTTAGAGCTTTTTTGTTCTTATCTAATTTAACACCCATGATAATTTCTTGACCATTATTCATTACTTTATTTTCTT